CGCATCTTCAATCATTCTTAATTGATTTACAGGCTTGATTGCCTTATGTAGATGTGAATAAACTTGATTCGTTGTCGGTTCGTATAGACCAGATGTGATATATGAAATAGAATCGCTGGAAATAGGTAATCCTTGACCTGCATTACTTCTACCTGCTATTCCTGGATAAATTCCTTCTTCACTATATAAAAAATATTCTCGTACAGCTTTAACAAGATCGGCCGCCTGAGGCGTACCGCCCTTTTCAATCTCTCTTACTTTTTTGATATTTCTAGGATCTATATAACGTAATTCTAGAACACCTTTTGAAGTATCTTTTTCATCTACCAATTTATGGAAATAAATTCTACCGTCGATATACCATCTCTTAAAGAGTTCATGGGATTTATTATTCCAATGAAGCATCTTCAGAATATGGTCAAACTCTGTTTGAATTTTTTTCTTAATTGATGCTGAAAAATCTACATAATCTAGAGAAACTGATACGGAAGGCTGACCTTCATCAGAGATAATAGCTTCATTAACTATATCTTCTATTGCCTGATCTGCTTCAGGATGTTCAGCTGCTGCTCTATATTTCTTAACTAGATCGAAATCGTTTTTTGGAGTTGCTTCGGCACCATAATATTGACCAAAAAAACCTGCTGCAGCTCCAATGTCTAAAGAACCATCATCAGGCGACGGAGCGACAAAACTTTTTGCATTGTCGCTCCCCGCCTTCTTAATTGTAAAACCAAATAATTCTGCCATAGTATAACTATTTATATCGCTCAAAAACTGCGATACTAACTCAGATTAAATTATCCGGTACCGGGCCCGATCGCTATTGATGCGGAAATTGTAGCAGACGGTGAAGATGCACCTGCTCCAGCAACAGTCATATAATTAAATCTTAAAGTTATAGCAAATTCTAAAATTGAATCATTGGTTTCATAGTTTAGTTCATAACCTTCTACGGTTGTGGGCCAAACGTCATACAAATGGTACGTTCTTAAAATTGCATCATTTCGGTCTTTCTGTTGTACCATAGCATTAGCGTAATATTTTGAAGGCTGTACACCTATATCACTTCTATCAGTACGATTACCAATATCGCCGATATGATTCTGCCACTGTTCAAAGTAAGCTCTCATCTGTTGAGTTCTATCACTCAAAACTGTAATAGACCAAGGCTCATATGTTCTATCACCAGATACAAAAATCTGACGGCCACGATAAGGAACTGGAACTTCTCCAATCGTCAACGTAGGCACAGATGTTGTGCGGCAAAGAAACCTGAAATCGGCAGGTAAAGTCATAGGACCACCAGTTATTGCAACTTCAAACTGATTAGCTCTTGCGCCCCCATCCTTTAAGGCTCCTACAAAACTACATAAATTAGCCAATTATTTATTTCTCCTATTTCTTATGTAACTACTTCACTAAAATCTACACCTGTACGAGTAGCTACAAATGTTAGAGTAATGAAGTTAATGGAACGTGCCGGTTTAACATAGATATCTGCCCGGAACTCATTTGCGTCAATTACTTGACCGGTATTGTTAGTGGTGTCGCATACGACCTGAAAGTCTGTAATACCACGACGACCCTGTACATCTCTCAAGAAAGGTTCTACTGCACCTACAAACTGGGCTCTTGTAAACTCATCATTGAATTCAAAGACAACTGCTTTTGCAGCTTCTTCAATAGCTTTTTCAATATGGTTAAACAATCGACGTACATTAATTCTACTAAAAGCACTATTTCGATTCAATGCAGTTTTATCACCCCAAAGGATAGTACCCTCACCTGGGAATGTACATACTGGATTAATTCGATTGCGATACAGAATATCTCTCTGTGCATTTGTTGGGTTAAAAGCTAAACCAACTACTGCTCTAATATTGCCTCGATTTACACCAGCAGGTGAAAACCATGGGGCTTCAACTAGGTCTGCATTAGCCGCACAACCAGCAACATCCCCATTAAGAGGAATATACCGATATACATCATTGTACTTGTCGTACATTTTCTTATATCCACTATCAAATGCCGTATAAGACGTACTTGCAAGATTCAAAAAGAAGTTCTTTACATTTTCTGTCTGTGTATTTGAATTTGATACGTTTACAACGTCTGATCTTTCTGGTGAAACAAAAGCCATAATGTCTTTACGTTTTTCAGCTATATCAATTAGGTTACCGGCATGAGTAGAATCGCCAGGACCTGCCATCATTAGATTGACAGTTACTGTATCGTCATCAAATAAATCGTATGCAGATTTCTTTTCACCATTTGTTGGCGAATAGTCATCTGTGCCAGCTGTTAGTGAGATTGAGCTCTGTGTATTGATATTTGTAAATGTTGTGCCTGCCGCAGCTGAACCCCAGTTGGAGCCACCAGTATTATGATCCATCCAATAGATATACTCAGAACCATTATAGATAGCATCAACATAATAGTTGTTGTCGCCACTGTCTGTTCTTGCATCAGAAGCCTTGGATACTTTATCCCACTTCTCTAGAATTGTGTTAGCCTTACCTGTAAGGCCACCATCCTCATCTGTGATAAGAATGTGCATTTCATCGTCCACACCAGACCTATCAGATGCATATTTAGATGTACCAGGTCCGCCTGAAAACTCATCATACCAGCGCCATGGCGGGTAACGTAAGAGTCATCA